ATGCTCAAACTACATTGACCGCTCTTCAAAACACTCCGTCTGATTCTAAGACTTACACAACTGCTGGGTATGTAGCCCCCGTTGCTCCAGCAACCCCAACAGTTACAACTACAACTCTTCCTGCTATGTATGATGGTGCAACAAAAATCCAAACTCCCTTTGATATTAAAATGGGAAATACTGTTTATGAAGGTCAAGGAACATCCAGTCAAATTTATGTAACATCTAAAGCAACTATTACTTTTGGTACTGGTGATTTTAATTGGTGGGATTTCCCTAATGGTCCAAGCATTTCTGTATTTGGTTCTGACTTTCAAAGTGCAGGAGCAGGTGCTGGTATAACAGTCACAACTACTCAAACTACACTTGCAGTTGATTGGGATTTACATAGATTTGGTGACCCAGGAAGCCCACTTACAAACGTTAACTGGATAATGACAGTAAACCCAACAACAGGTGAGTGGACTGGCACGGGCACAGTTGCAGGTAACACAACTAACCTTTGGAATGGACCACGCATTGGTGTTCGTGAAATTGCAAATACTGCAGTCAAGCCAATGACTAACGTAACCAATGAAACTTTAACGGCTCAAATTACAAACCAAACAGCAGTAGTCGCTGATAAAACAGAGGTTAAAGCAGTTGAAGTCGCTGTTCTTGCAACTGTTACAGAAGCGAAAACAACAGCAGTGACAGCACTTGCATCAACTCAGTCCACACTAACAACAGAGACTCAAACATTAAGCACTCTCCAATCAACAAAAGAAGTAGCAGTTGCTACTGCAAGTACGTTAGCAGATGTAGCAGTTGTTAAAGCGGAGGTTGCTACTTCCACAGTCGCTTCTGTCGTTGCCGTAATTGCTTCAGTTCAGCAGTCCCAAGTCGTTGTGCCCACTCCGACTCCCAATCCCGTAGCACCAACACCGCAACCAGTAGCCCCAACCCCGCAGCCAGAGCCAACCCCACAACCACTCCCAACACCAGACCCAACACCATTGCCTACTCCTTCACCCGAACCACAGCCTGAACCACAACCAGAACCAACTCCAACACCAGAACCACAACCAGAACCACAACCAGAGCCTCAGCCAGAACCTGCACCAAACCCATCCCCAGAACCAGAACCAGAACCACAGCCACAACCAGAGCCGACCCCAGAGCCAGAACCACAGCCAGAGCCAACTCCTGAACCTTCTCCAGAACCTGAACCATCCCCAGAGCCTACACCAGAACCAGAACCGCAACCTGAAGAACCACCTGCCCCTGCTCCAGAACCAACCCCAGAACCTGCTCCTGCTCCAGAAGAACCAGCACCCACCACTAAAGAAGAAGTAGAAGCGGTAGTTGATGACCTTCTTTCTGATGGAAAAATTTCTATGGCGGATGCTGACAAAATTATTGATGCGTTAAATGCTGACGGTGAAATCTCTAAAGAAGAAGTGAACTCATTATCTGATGCACTTGCTGCAGATGGAAAACTTACTAGTGCAGAGAAAGAACTTGTTGCTGAAGCACTCGTTGCTTCTGTTGCAGCAGGAGAAACACTTACATCAGAACAGATTCAAGAGGCTGGTATTGAATACAAAGACCTTCCTGCTGAAACTCCAGTAGATGTTAGAACTGACGAAAATGGAAACGCTGTCATAATTACTGCTGAAGTTGCTGCTGCACTCGTCGTGCTTGAAAATCCCGCAGAACTAATCGGTGCAATATTTGATGACCCAGGCCAAGTTTTATTGGCGTTGGGAAGCATCGGTGCTGACATGTCACCACAAGAACGCAAAGAAGCAACCGACATGGTTGTTGCTACTGTCGTTGCTGCAGGTGCTGCTATGAATGCAGTCGGTGCTGCTGCTGGTGCTGCTGGTGGTTCATCTACTGGTGGCTCAGGTGGAGGCGGAAGTTCTGGTGGTGGAGGCTCATCAGGTGAGAGTAAAGGCGTTAGGAGACGTAAACCTTGAAACTAATTAAAGACATGATTGACCAACTATGGACTCTACTTGGCATGTTTATTGCTTGGGTAGTTCTTGATGGGTCAGCAAAGACAATCGTTGGATATGCGATTATTGCCACACTTATTGCTTGGGCAATCACTTATCCTTTGAGAAATCGTGAAGAGGATTAACCTAATCCGATGACCAGAATCGAAACCATCTCGCTTGTAATAGGTATCATCATTAGTGGCTCACTAGTTGTTGGATACCTTCTTAAGAAGGCCAGTATTTTGTTTGACACTTGGGGCAATTTCATTCGTGACTGGGAAGGTGAAGAGGCTATGGATGGGCGAGATGCCGTTCCTGGTGTTATGGCTCGATTAAACAAGTTAGATGGAGAACTCACCCACAATGGTGGAAAATCCGTCAAAGATGTAGTGGTTCGACTTGAAAAACGTCAAGACCGATTAGAGCAGAAGTTGGAAGAGGCTGAAATAGCCCGACATCAGAATCACATTGCTCTTCTTGAAGCAATAAAGGCACTTAGCCCACGCAAAACTAGAAACTAAGGGAAGATATCTCCATGTCTATGAATCAAATCCCAATGGGAACACCCGCAGGTAACTCAGACCTTATCGGTCGCCTTGCATCTTTTATGACAGGGTCTGGTAAAAAAGATAAGGGAAGCAGCCGTAGTGGAGATATCCACCGTATGGCAGCACAACACGCATTAGAAAGCGTTCGTTCAGACCGTAAGCATGGTCAAGAACTTGAGCGTATGAATGTTGGTCATAGTAACGAAGTTGAACGCATGAACATTGGTCATTCAAATGCACGTGAACTTCAAACAGCAGATTTAGCACACAAAGCAAATGAAGGTGCTTTAACTCGTCTTCACGAAACAGAAACACAAAAGCGTGGAATTAGAGCAGATGCAAAAACACTTGCTGCTACTCATGGACATGTTGAAAGAGTTCAATCAGCAGAACAAACTCATGCACAAACAATGGAAACACTTCAAAGTGGAAATCGCATTGCGGAAATGACACACGCTATTCGTGGAATTAAGAGCATTGGAAGAGCAGGACACACTTCTGCATTTAACATTGGTTCAATAGGTGCAACGTATCATCCACCTGCTCCAACACAAACACATTCTGAAACACCTAATAACTCAGCACCAGTTGCAGCAGCACCTGCTTCTCCAACACCACCAGAGCCACCAGAGCCACCAGAGACACCAAAGAACACAAAGGCTCCATCTATTCGTGACCCAAAGACTGGTCGTGCAATGCGTAATCCAGATTATGTAAGCACTAAGTCTGAAACTCCTACAGCACCACGTGCTCGCAAACCTAAGAAGTAATTATGGCTACTAAGAAAAAAGCACCTGCTAAAAAGTCAACTCCTGCATGGACACGCAAAGAAGGAAAGAATCCTGAAGGCGGTCTTAATGCAAAGGGCCGTGCATCTGCTAAAGCACAAGGGCATAATTTAAAACCACCTGTATCAGCAGAACAAGCAAAGAAGTCTCCTAAAGGTGCAAAGCGTCGTAAATCATTTTGTGCACGTATGGGCGGTATGCCAGGAGCAATGGAAAAAAACGGAAAACCAACACGCAAGGCACTAGCATTACGCAAGTGGGATTGCTAACAAGGAGAATAAAATGAAGTGTATTAACTGCGATAACTCTGCTGCTTGGATTTACCGTCCAACAGAGACTCAAACAATGGCATATTGCAATAGTTGTTTGCCTGGGTTTTTAACAAACCAAAAGAAGGCTGGACACCTAGAAAAAGCAGAAGGTATTGATACAGTAATTAACGAGGCTATTGAAATTCTTAATACACCAGTAGTTGAGACTGCTGCTGTTTATACGGTTGAAGAACCAGTGGTTGAAGAACCAAAGCCTGTTAAAAAAACAACTAAAAAAGCAGAAGTTACCGAACCTGACTCAGAATGAAACTGATACGCAAGTTTGCCGTTCAGGGTCATGAAGTTCCACAATCTGCTCATTCTCCACAAGGACCTTTCCCTGCTGAAATAATGGAAGAACCTCGTATGAACTATGAGGAATCCCACGCCGATTCAATGCACGAAGCATTAGACAACGTCCGTTTATTTAGATGCCGTTACTGCGACATGCTGATATACAAGGAGTATTTGGCAGACCATGAGTGTGAGGATTAAGGCAGACAGCACTTTTTCTTTCTTAGATACTTAGTCCGTCCTTCTTAGCGCAATTAGGACGTTAACTCTCTAGAGAAAGTAGAAATCATGGCAGTAAATAACGTTGGTGCTCAATTAGACACCGCAGGAGAAATCGCAATTGATTTTGTATGGGGCAACATGGCTCCACAACCAAACGATTCTCGCACAACACGCTTAAACCTTGCACTTGGAGACCACATCAACCTAGAATCAGGTTGGAACGGATTCCCACAGTACACACCAAACACAACAGGTTCTGACGTAGCAGGTTCAACTGACTATATCCCAGTTCTTAGTGTTCTTGGAAAAACAACAGCAGATGCACAAGATATTTTGGGAGACTCAGGTCTTACAGTTACAACTGCAACAGCAACAACTAACGCTGCTTCAACAATCACAGCAGTGTCACGTACAGGTACAGCAGCAACAATCACCTCAGCAGGTTCTGGTGCTAAGTACCCAGTTGGAACAAAGATTACAGTTTCATCTCTTGTATCACCAGATACAGCACTTAACGGTACATGGACAGTAACAGCAGTTGCAACAAACACTGTTTCATTCACAACAACAACTTCAGGAACCCTTTCAACAACAGGACTTTCTGTTGCTGGTCTTGTTGGTACTGCTGGAACAATCAAGACACAGTCAATTGCAGCAGGTACAGCCTCAACTGCAGTTGGTGCAGCAATCACAATCACACCTTGGGCAGCAGCGTCCTAGTAGACTCTGACCTATGGCAAGAGCATCTAACGCAGGTAATGGTGGTCGGGTTAACCGCACCGTAAAACCTTCGGCAGATGAACTAGCAAACTTATTCGACCCTAGAGCGGCTGCTTATAACGTTCCTGCAAAGGCAACGATGGGCATGTCTAAACTGGTAGAGCCAGGAGTTAATCCTTTTGCGGCTCTACCAGTTGCTCTGGGGTCTGAATATTTTGATGCTAAACAAATTTTTAATGATGATTACGACGCTATTCCAATTAATGATGAAGATGATTCGGAACTAGATGATAATGAAAAAGCAGGTTATTATTACAATCCTTATGATTTAAGTAAGGGACCTGCGGGAACTAACTATGCAGAAGACCCTCGTGATTACTCCGATGGACCTGCACCTCTAAGCATTATTCCAACCTCTACCATGAACTACAAGCGACCACGCACAGTAGCAGCAGGGTATGACAAGGCTCGTCAAATTTTGACAGTGGTATTCCGTGATGGAACCTTCTATAACTATCACGAAGTTAAGACTCAAACTTGGAACTCATTTAAGGCTGCTTATTCAAAAGGTCGTTTTATTTTGGCTAACTTAGATAGCCACCCACACGGTCTTGCAGATATGGGAAGTATTCCATCCCTTGCTCGTGAGACTCTCTACCGTATTGCTCGTACTAACCAGATTTACTTTGAGTATGACAATAGAGCCACTAAAACAGGAGGTAGGGTAGGAAGAGATAAGCAGAAGCAAGGCTTAATTCCTATTCAATCTACTCGCAAGGCTAGTAAGCCAAAAACATCTGCTTTAAAAAAAGGTAACGGTAACAAGAAGAAACGGTAAAAATGCCAAAGGTTTACGACATCGGAACAAAGCACTTTGTACAACTAGTTAAACAGCCTTACATTTGGGGCAATTTACTGTTAGCAAAAGGGTGGACTCAAGAAATAAACCCCCCATACCGTTTTTCAGAACCAACTATGGTTAGACTTCCTTTTGACCGTGTTCTTATTATCGGTAAATGGATTGGTGTAAAAGATGAAGAAGAAGCACTAAACTCGGCTCTAAATCGGAGGGACTTAACTTATGAGGATTTTACGGAAGAAGCGGGATGGACACCACCCCCAGACCAAGATTCAGAAACGTATCTCTAAACTTTCAACTCCAGAATTAATTGGTTGGGTTGAAGCATCTTTATTTGCAATTGGAAGAGATACTTTTACTTGGCAAAAAACACACGATAAAGCGGTAATTGACGAATTAGAAATGGGTGCAGAAGCACTTCTAGAAATAATGCGTGAATTACGGAGAAGGTCATAATTCTCATGCTAGGGTTACAGCGTCTCCCTCTCTCAGACGCAGGTTGCCCACCTAACGGTGGGCTTCTCTGTTTTAGGACAACATGACTATTGATTTTGATGATGAACAGTTTGAGGAAATTAACCCTGAACTGTATGCAGCAGATGATGCTGAAGAGTCTGACCTGCCTGAAGAAGAACCAGAGTTAGACGAACTCTCGCAACAGTTTGTTGAAAAACTAATTGACAAGATTATGGACTTCCTTGTTGTTCTTGTTGGTCACGATTTACACCCATATCAAAAGCCATTAGCACGTCGCATTATTGAATCAGTAATTATTAACGATGGTGAAGAAATAACAGCACTTGCTGCACGTCAATCAGGTAAATCAGAAACCGTTGCTGACACCGTTGCAACACTTATGATTCTTCTACCCCGACTAGCACAGTTGTACCCAGACCTACTTGGCAAATTTAAAAGTGGTTTGTGGGTTGGTTTGTTTGCTCCTACAGAAGGACAGGCTGAAACATTGTTTAGTCGTACAGTTACACGACTTACATCTGAACGTGCTTTAGAAGTTCTGGGTGACCCTGAAATTGATGACTCTGCTGCACGTATTGGTGGAGTTACACGCATGATTAAACTTAAGAAGTCTGGCTCAACAATCACCATGATGACCGCTAACCCACGTGCAAAGATTGAATCCAAGTCTTTTCATTTGGTTGTTATTGATGAGTGTCAAGAAGCAGACGACTTTGTAGTATCAAAGTCAATTTCTCCAATGCTTGCGTATTACGCAGGAACTATGGTTAAAACTGGAACTCCTACAACCAGCAAGAACAATTTCTATCGTGCTATCCAATTAAACAAACGTCGACAAACAACACGTGGTGCAAAACAAAACCACTATCAGTGGGATTACAAAGAAGTATCTAAATATAATGAAAATTACGCTAAGTTTATTAAAAAAGAACTACTACGTATTGGAGAAGAATCAGATGAGTTTCAAATGTCGTATTGCTGTAAGTGGTTACTTGAACGAGGTATGTTCGTTACATCTGGAATCATGGATGAACTTGGCGATACTTCTCAAGAACTTGTAAAGGTTTGGCATCAGACACCAGTTGTAGTTGGTATTGACCCTGCACGTAAAATGGACTCAACCGTCATTACTGTTGTGTGGGTTGACTGGGATAGGCCAGATGAGTTTGGTTACTTTGAACATCGAATTCTTAATTGGCTTGAACTACAGGGTGATGATTGGGAAGAACAGTATTATCAAATTGTGGCTTTTCTTTCTAACTACGACGTACTTGCTGTTGGTATTGACGCTAATGGTGTTGGAGATGCGGTAGCACAGCGTTTAAAACTTCTTCTTCCTAGAGCAGAAGTTGCTGGTGTTACATCTAGCCCAACGGAACAATCACAACGGTTTAAGCATCTACAAGCACTTATTCAACGTCGTATGTTGGGATTCCCAGCACATGCAAAAACACGTCGTCTTAGAACTTGGAAACGTTTTTACCAACAGATGGTGGATGCAGAGGTTCAGTACAAAGGACCTAACTTTATGGTGGCTGCACCTGACGAGTCCTATGCCCATGACGACTATGTGGACTCTTTGGCTATTGCCTGTTCTCTAACAAAAGACCTAGTTATGCCAGAGGTTGTGCTGACAAGTAGCCCCTTCTTCAGCAAAAATTAGGCATGAGTTTGTCATTACTAAATCCTAGTTATCAGACACACTCATCTATGGAATAGGCCATTCCGAATTACTCACATTTAGGAGTCATTAATGACAATCGCACCAAACCCTCAGTTCCCTGAGAAAGCACCACACACATACGAAGTAAAAGCAGCGGATAACATGAACCGTCGTGGTCCACTTCGCTTTGAAGAAGGTATTGCAACAGATACCGATGTTCCAAATGATTTTGAAAAGGGAGTTGCATCAGGTTCAGCAGTAGCACCTGGTCGCCCAAACCGTAACGCTCCTGTTTGGCAGAAGTCAGCAGAAGAGACCATGGCAGAACGTGCACACGTTGGTTCTGCAGCATGGATTGAAGCACCAACATTCCTGCAAGAGTTCTCACATGGTTCATTTACTGACTATGCAGAACAAACAGTTGAAGTTGTTGCTCGCTCTGGTGGACGCACTCAGCGTATCCACCCAACAGTCGTAAACGACTAATTACGTACTAAACTTTGAACCCCCTAGGGACTCCTAGGGGGAACAAAGGTGTAAAGGAAAAACGTGGCTCAGAAACCTGCAAATGAAAAATTATGGGCAATGGTAATTGCTCAAGCAAAGGCAAAGTACTCAACGTACCCAAACCCTGCTGCAAGTCACTGGGTGCATGAAAGATATGTTCAATCAGGTGGAAAGTTTATTGATAGCAACGACCCTGTAGTTAAAAAACAAAAGGCTGCTGCTAAAGAGTACGAAGCACGTCACAAGAAAGCCAAAGAAACAGTTTCTAAAAAATCAGATAAAAAATCTGACAAAAAGAAAATATTGAAAAAGGGTGGAAACAAGCGTGACAAGTAGTAGGGTCTCAGCATGAGTTTTGTAGACTTCTCGCCACCCAGTTATAGAGCGGCATCGTCTGACTTAACCATCTCTATTTCCCCACTTGGACTTGTTGAACTTGCTGATGAAGAGTTTGAAGTACACGGTCCTCGATTAAACCGTTACTCACTTAACTGGGCAATGTACCTTGGTCACCATTGGGGTTATCGTCGTGAACAAGGCGAAACACAAATTGCGGTTAATTATTACAGAGCGTTCAATGATTATTTAGCACGATTCACTTTTGGTAAGGGGATTCACTTCCGTTCCCCCAAAGCAACGGAAGCAATTGTTCCAGACCGTTTACAACGTGTTTGGGAAGTAGATAACGACAAAATGCGTGTGCTTCTTGAAATGGCACAGCAAGGTGGAATCACAGGCGATTGTTTTGTAAAGGTTGCTTATGAAGAGGCTTATACAGATGGTATTGGTCGTGTTCACCCAGGTCGTGTTCGTATTCTTCCTTTGAACTCTTCTTTTGCATTTCCAGAGTTTCACCCACATGACCGCACACGTCTATTACGTTTTAAGCACAAGTACCGTTTCTGGGGAACTTCTTTAGAAGGTACACGTCAAGTATTCACCTACACAGAAATCCTTACTGATGACCTCATTGAAGAGTACATTAACGATGAACTCATTGACTCTCGCCCTAACCCGCTTGGTGTTGTTCCCGTTATTCATATTCCAAATATTCCTGTTGCTGGTTCTCCTTGGGGTCTTGCTGATTGTCATGACATCATTTCTATTAATCGTGCATATAATGAAATTTCGACGGATGTAGCAGACATCATTAATTATCACGCTGCACCTGTAACAGTTATTGTTGGTGCAAAGGCTTCTAACCTTGAGAAGGGTCCTAAGAAAGTTTGGGGCGGTCTTCCAAAAGATTCACAGGTGTTTAACCTTGAAGGTGGAGCACAAGGTATTGAAGGTGCTCTTAAGTACCTAGAACTTCTAAAGCGTTCTATGCACGAAATGATGAATATTCCAGAGACTGCTCTTGGACAAGTACAAGCCATCTCTAACACTTCAGGTGTTGCTCTTTCAATTCAGTATCAACCACTAATGAACCGTTGGTCACAAAAGATTGCACAGTACGGTGCGGGTATTGAAGCAATTAATGAACTTATTCTTTTGAACCTTGCTATTAAAGAACCTGAAACTCTTATTTACAACCCAGATGAAGATGGCCCAATTAAGCCAGAACAAATGGTTCAACTTGACCCTAATGACTCAATCACATACCAAAACTATGTGCAGTTCCCATCACCTCTACCTCTTGATAAGTTGATTGCTCTTAACGAAATCCAGACTAAGTTGGGTATGGGTCTTGAGTCTAAAGAAGGTGCACTTCGTACTCTTGGTGAGGAATTCCCAGAAGAGAAGTTGCAAGAGATTCGTGCTGAACTTCGTGAGGATGCTGTTGCTGACGGTGCTCTAGAACTTCTACGAGTACAGATTCAGAAAGAAATTCAAGATATGACTGGAATGATGCCAGGACCTGATGGAACTACTGCTACTCCATTGATGCCTACACAGATTGGTGATGGAGACATCATCGGAGACAAGGTGCCTGGTGCTCCTACTCCAGAATCTGCAGGAGACCCTGCTGTTCAAGAGAACGCTATGGCTGAAGTAATGGTTGAAGCGGATATCAGAAATAAACTCGTAACTGCTGCTTACGGAACTAAGATTCCACAGAGAAAAGCGGTAGACAGAGAATAAAAGAATTCAGATAAATAATCTGATTTAGCCTGACAAAATCACAAAAAAAGTGTGAAATTGCGGGGTAAGTAAAGTGGGACACGCAGGGCAACCTGTATTCGGACAATGACATAGAAAAGGTATGAGAATGACAACGGAAAATAATGAAGTAACTGGCGAAGTAACGGCTTCAAATGTCGCTGCCGAAACCATCATGACAAATGCAAGTGTTGGAGAAACATCTTCAACAACTTCTAGTCTTCCTTTCAACACAGGCTTTTCGCAAGATGACATTGCAAAGGCTCGTGAACAAGAAAAGGCAAAACTTTATCCTCAAATGGAGAAGTTAAAAGATGAACTTGCAACCTTGAAGAAGGAGCGTGATGACCGTGCTGCGGAAGAAGAACGCAATCGTCAGGCTGCAATGCTAGAACAGCAAAAGCAGCAAGAAGAGGAAATGGACATTCGTTCACTTCTTCAGAAGAAAGAGCAAGAATTTGCTGCACAGTTAGAAGCAGAACGTCTCGAAAGAGAACGTGCCTTTGCACTACTTGAGCAGGAAAAGCACTTTCAAGATGTAATGCAGTACCGTCAACAACGTCTAGAGCAGGAACGTGATTTAATCATTCCTGAACTTGTAGATTTAATTGAAGGTAATGACCGTGATGAGATTGAGCAGAGCATCACGAATCTTAAAAACAAATCTGCTCAAATTCTCGGCTCTGTACAGGCGGCTTCACAGTCGGCTCGCAGAGAAATGGCTGGAACACGGGTAACCGCTCCAGCATCAGGACCTCTAGATAACGACTCGGAACAACGTTCGTACTCCCCCGAATCAATTCGGGATATGTCATTGGCAGATTATGCGAAGCAACGAGCCAAACTACTTGGCGAAGCAGCAGGTAATCGTGGGCGAGGACTGTTCGGGTAATTTAATTAACCTAACAACAACAACTAACAAGAAAGGTTGATTCCAACTATGGCATCAGCGATTACAGGCTCCAGTCAACTGGCTGCAGCACCTACCGCATACAGCGGTACTAACACAAGCCTTTCACAAGCAATCCAGACCATCTGGTCTAAGGAAATCTTGTTCCAGGCAATGCCGATTCTTCGTTTCGAGCAGTTCGCAGTTAAGAAGACTGAACTTGGTGTAGCACCAGGTCTTCGTGTGAACTTCCTACGTTACAAGAACTTTGCTGTAGACCCATCACCTCTTACAGAAGGTGTACGTCTTACAACAAACGCTCTTACAGCAGAGCAGATTGCAATTACAGTTGCAGAACACGGCTACGCAGTAGCAGTTTCTGAACTACTACTTAACGCATCATTTGATGACGTTATGGCATCATCTTCACGCCTTCTAGGTCGCCACATGGCACAATACCTAGATGTACAGGCACGTAACACACTCGGTGCTGCTACTTCAGCAGTATTCGGTTACGACCGCACAGGCATCACAGGTGGAGCATTCACAAACTACGATGAAGGTTCAGTAGCAAGTGCAATTAGTGCCCTTGATGGTAACCACAAGTTGACAACAGCATCTGTTAAGGACGCTGCACTGACACTTGCATCAAAGAACATCCCTCGCCTTGGTGAGACATACGTTCAGTTCATCCACCCTAAGCAGTCACGTGACATTCGTTCGAACCCAGAGTTCATCGAAGTTACAAAGTACGCTGCTCCA